ATGCAGGGAGGCGATGTTTATCGGGGCGGAAACTTTCAGTCCCCCATGTATGGTACTTATGCCGCAAAAGCATTCTTGAATGCAGGAGTCGCTCCTCTTACTTATGTCCGATTGTTGGGACAACAGGATAGCAATAATGATGGCGAAAACGATTCTCGAGCCGGCTGGAAAGTATTGAATACTATTAACGAGACACCTTCAAGTAACGGAGGCGCTTACGGACTTTGGTTATTTACCACCCAATCCAGCACCGCCAATTTAGGGACCGGCAGTTTGGCTGCCACCTTCTATATAAATGATGGGCGCATAGCACTGAGCGGTACCATGTTTGGCGGTATTGGCAATACAAGCGCTGGGAACTCGACGGTAACCTCCTCAACAGGTGTTCCCATTGGGGATAGCAGCAATCTTCATACTCTTATAATTAGTTCCTCGAACGGGGGCTCGAACAAAGTTGAGTTTGGTTTTGATGACAGCACTTCCAATTGGGTTCGCAAGAAGTTTAATACTAACCCCCAGCTTATTAGCGGTGCCACTTTCTATACTCCTGGCGCTGCAGGTTCTGGTTCAGCTACTGGATATTGGCTTGGAGAGACATACGGCCAAAGAATCCGAGATCAAGGTCTAACCACGTCTTCCATTGGTGTTGTGTTTGCTATCGAGGGCCCATCTTCAACAAGCCCGGCAAATATGAAAAACCAAGCGTCCACCGAAGGTCGAACTGGATGGTTCATTGGGCAAGCACTCTCTGCTCCCACCGCTTACGTTCCCTTTCATTCGCCGCGGCTATTCCGCTTAATTGGCCGCGGCCATGGCGAGTGGCTCCAAAAGAATGTTAAAGTTTCTATCTCTAATGTTAGAGCTTCCACAAGCACTGTCACCGAGTATGGAACATTTTCGCTCCTTCTCCGGAGCATCAGTGACACAGATAGCGCTGTACAAATTATAGAACGGTATGATAATCTAACCCTGGATCCCACTTCTCCTAACTATGTGGCGCGAGTTATTGGTGATAAATATACTCAATGGGACACCACTGAAAGAAGACTCAAGACATACGGTGAATATGATAATAATTCCAAGTTTGTTTACGTTGAAATGAATGATGATGTGGATGCAGGCGGGACAGATCCCACACTTCTACCGTTTGGCTATTTTGGTCCTCCAAGGTTTAGAACGGTCTACGATTTAAGTTCCACCGGTGCTTGTTCAATCGTTCCTGGCGCCGGTCCGGCCGGCGATGGTGGCCTTCTTTCTAATAATTTCTTTCTAACGGGCGGTATCAGTATCGTTTCGTGCCCGCCCGGCGAAACCATCGCCGCCACCGGGATCCCGGCCGGCGATACTCCCTATTTGTCAGGTGGGCTAATTGCCACCGGGAGCTTAGAGTTCCCTACTATTCGGTTGCGCAACTCAGCATCAGATGGGGGACTTAGCGACGCCACTGATGCATATTTTGGAATGCAGACCACGCGTACTGCCACCAGTACAGATTATGACCCCAGTGTTCCATCTTGTCATAGATTGCTCTATAGTGGGTATAGCGCCGGCGGCGGTACCAACGCGGGCGATCCTAATACTGTTGCGGGTGTTGATGACTGGGCTTACGTCTTCTCTTTGGACGATATTGTTCTGAAGGCTGCCCCAAATGAGTGGTATTATTCTTCTGGTTCTCGTGCACGCGCCTCGGGAGATTCCTATACATCCGGCGGCTATACCGAGTTACTAAATGCCGGCATTGATAAGTTTACTTGTCCGATTTTTGGCGGCTTTGATGGTTTTGACATTATGAAGCCAGACCCACTGTATAATAAGGGAATGGCGGCCGCCGCTACGAACCTTAATAGTTATGCGTATTATACCTATAAGCGCGCTATTGACACTGTTGCCGACCCAGAATATATTAATATGAACTTGCTGGCTGCACCGGGACTTACTCAGGATGGCCTCACACAACATATGATTAATGTTTGTGAATCTCGCGCCGACTCTCTAGCTCTTATTGATCTTGCTAACGTTTACATTCCCCCTCAGGAAGCTTACTATGCTAGCAAAGTTAATAGAATTGGTACTACACCAACTACCGCGGCCAACTCTTTGCGAGATCGCAGAATCGACTCAAGTTATGGTTGCACTTTCTACCCATGGGTTCAAACGCGTGATGAAAACACTGGCCGCATGCTCTGGATTCCACCCAGTGTTGCTATGATGGGAGTCTTGGCTAGCTCTGAAGCTGCGTCCGAAGTATGGTTTGCACCTGCAGGTTTTAACCGCGGCGGCCTATCTCAAGGCGCCGCAGGAATTCCAGTCACAGGTATTACCCAACGTCTTACTTCTAAAGAGCGCGATACTCTTTATGAGAACAATATCAATCCCATTGCATCTTTCCCTTCGAATGGAATAGTTGTTTTTGGACAAAAGACGCTTCAAGAGCGACAATCGGCTCTTGATAGAATTAATGTAAGAAGGCTTGTCATTTTCTTGAAGAAGCAGATTTCAGTTCTTTCTACTAAGATTCTCTTTGAGCAAAATGTTGAGGCCACTTGGAACCGTTTTATTGGCTTGGTTCAACCTTTGTTGGCTAGTGTTAAGATTCGATTTGGGATCACCGATTATAGGCTCATTCTTGATGAGACAACTACTACGCCCGATCTTATCGATCAGAATATTATGTATGCCAAGATTATGATTAAGCCGGCACGCGCCATTGAATACATTGCTATCGACTTTGTTATCATGTCTACGGGAGCATCTTTTGAAGATTAATATGGGGAATTTTTTTCCTCACCACACTATTTAAAAATAGTTTATAGGAGTATTAAAATATGTCATTCTGGACCGAGACCGACGCGTCGGCAATTCAAGATCCTAAAAGAAAGTTTAGGTGGTACGTGCTTATGATGGGGCTGGGCATGGACAATGCTACTGCATGGTGGGCCAAAAGTATCAACAAGCCTTCTTTTACGATTGCCTCAACAGAACATAAATATTTAAATCATACTTATTATTATCCAGGGTCAGTGACGTGGAATGAGATATCCATGGTCATAGTTGACCCAGTTAGTCCCGATACGAGCGCCACACTTGCAAGTATTGTGCAGGCATCGGGATATACTATTCCGGCCGGCACCTCTACCGCCGCTGACTTACAGACTATGTCAAAAAGCAAATCAGTTGCCGCTTTAGGGGCTGTCTTTATTGTGCAAGTAGATTCCTCGGGAAACCCCCTTGAAACCTGGACTCTTAACAATCCTTGGATTTCTGATGTTCAGTATGGCGATTTGGCTTATGGTACCGATGACTTAATAGAAGTAACTTTAAAGATGAGATATGATTGGGCAAGTATGAAGGTTACTACCGAGGGGTCCGTAGGCGATACGGCAGATAATGCTCCTGGCCAAACAGATTTTTTCAATATTTAAACTAACGACATAACTTAAAACGAGGTGTATATTGTCACGAAATAGAGAGCGCACTGGAGGCGTTCAGCAACATGATAGCGGCCCCCCTCCGCAGGTGATGCAAAATGAGGGAGCGGCTTCTTTTTCCTTTGTTGTTCCAACAGAATTTGTAGAACTTCCTTCTCAAGGTAGATTTTACCCGGAAGGGCATCCTTTACATGGGGAAGACAGCATCGAAATTCGCCAAATGACGGCGAAAGAAGAGGATTTACTCACGTCGAGAACTCTCCTTAAAAAGGGAGTTGCTTTGGATAGAGTAGTAGAAAATATTATTGTAAATAAACAAATAGATCCCAATTCACTCTTAATCGGCGATAGAAACGCGATTATTGTGGCCACGCGTGTATCCGGATATGGAAAAGAATATAATACACGGGTGACATGTCCAAGTTGTATGACGGTACAAGAGTATTCTTTTGACCTTCATGAAGCGACCGTTCATCATGGCATAGAAGGAGGTGAGATAGACGTAACTGCCAATAACGATGGAACTTTTGATATTACATTGCCTAAAACGCAAGTTGGAGTTACTTTTCGGCTCTTGACGGGAGTAGATGAAAAGAAACTTGTAAGTGGTGTAGAAGCAGACCGCAAACAAAAAACGCACGAAAAAAATGTCACGCGTCAAATTGTTAATATTGTGACAGCAGTTAACGGGGATTCGTCAGCAGAAGCAATCAATTATCTAGTGCAGAACATCCCCTCCACGGATTCGCGTCATTTAAGAATGGCCTATAAACTAGTGGCCCCAAACGTTGACTTGAGCCAACACTTCGCATGCGCTGAGTGCGACTTCGCTCAGGATATGGAGGTTCCGCTTAACGCGGACTTTTTTTGGCCTGACCGCTGAGTACATGGAGAACATCTATGAGCAGTTCTTCTTTTTAAAGTATTCAGGCGGCTGGTCATTCTCGGAAGCATATAACCTCCCTGTAGGGTTGAGGAAATGGTTCGTGGATAGGCTTCTAAAACAACTAGAAGCAGAAAAAGAAGCTATTGAAGAAGCTTCCAAAGGATCGAGCAAAAGCCAGACACTAACTGCTCATAATCAGCCTCCGGCGCCTCCCCACTGGGGGAAGAAAAACAGACAGAGTTCATAGCTCTGTCTTTTTTTATGAGAAACTATTTACGTTTAGACCTATAAAAGGGATAA